GTGACCACCTTCGATCAGCCCCACGCCCCAAATTCCGTACCACGCCAACTTGTGACGCCGGCCGAAATCGTGAACGCCGTCATCCCTCAGTTCCGCTTCCAAGGAGACCGCTAGACCAATGGCGTGGTCCCCAACCATGACCGCTCTGTAGGCGTCCACGTCCGTGGCCGGAATGTTGGTGGTGTCTTCACCTGTGTCCATTCCGTCAGCCCAGATGTTCCCCGCGTCATCCACGTAGGGGATCATGGTGGTTTCGATGAACCTTACGTCCTCATACCTTCCGATTTCTCCACGGAAGATCTGGTCCGGGGCTCCGTAGTGGGAAGCGTCAACCCAGTCATCATCATCCCGTAGACGCCGCGCCTGATGGGGATGGATGAAACAGATGTAGGCGTCCCCGTTGATCTTGGGGGCTTTGTTGGTGGCCAAAATTTCCACCATGTCCTTGACCATCTCTGTGTCGAAATAGTCAGTAAGTCCCAGTCCGGGCCTGTCCGTGGCCGTCCCCGCGTAGACGATGTTGGACGCCGTCAACAGTTCATCACGGATCATTCCGTCCCGATACTTCGCCATGTGGTGACCCAACATGGTGGCGGAGTCGGAAAGGATGTCCGTGAAGGCTGTCCGTAGGGCAAATTCGGTCACCTGAAGGGCTTTCCCGTGTTCAGACACAATGATCTGGATCTGGGACGCCGTCAGGTTATCCGTTTCCATGTCCACGTTCTCCTCCAGCGCCGCGTCCCCAGTCAGGGCCGCATAGCGGAGGAAATTGATGGTCCTTCCGGGCATGACAGACAGCTCTTCCTTCCTGGAGGCTATCTGTTCAAACCGGAGGAGGGGTTGGGCCTGGAAAAGAATTTCCCGGCTGTAGACTTCGATGATGGCCGGAGTGATGGGAACCGCGTTGGGGGTTCCACCAGCCGCTACCGCTGAAGTGATATTATCAGGCATGTTCTCAACTCCTTTTCATGGAGCCGCTGGCCTCCGGCCGTCTTCAGATCATCGCTGATTTGGGTATCTCCGCATCAGCTCCGCCTGAAGGTTCTTCCGGGAAGCCGCGAACTCTTCATCAGACATTGACCGGACTTTGGCCGCCATGGCGGAGTCCGCGTCAGCCACCCCAGGCTGGAATTCTCCTCTTCCAGCTCCGTGGCCGGCTGGCGGGGGTGTCCCACCTTGGCGCTGGCCTTGTCCAGCTTCTCCTTGTTCGCTGGTCTCTGGTTTCACACCGTCAACAGTTTTCTGCCAGACAGCTCTGGCTCTGGCGTAGGAGTCATCAATTTCTTGTTCCGTGTTCCCCGTGACCAGCTCTTCAATGATCTGGCCCTGGGCCTCCGCCACTTTCGCCATCCTGTATTCCGCCAAGTCCTTCCGCCGTAGTGTCTCCCGTAGTTCAGCCGTTTCTGAAGCGTGTTTTTCGTTGATGGCGTTGATCTGACTGGTGAACTTCTCCGTCAGCTTCTCCGCCACTTCTGTAGTGGCCGCTTCAATCCGCTGGTCAATCTTTTCAGCCGTGGATTTCTTGGCTTTGGCGTCTTCCCCCGCCTTTGGGGGTTCCTGTTGACCTTTCGTTTCAAGATCAGACAGACGCGCCTTCAAGGCTTCATTCTCGCCTTTCAAGGAAGCGTTGGCCTCTTCAACCGCCGCCGCCCTGTCCAACTGGTTCTGAAGCTTCGTCCGCTCTTCCATTCTGACCTTGTCCCTGAATTTGTCTATGTCCTGGGGAACCTTGGGCTCTTCCTTGGGCTTGGCCTCCTGGCCCGCCTCCTGGCCTTTGGCTTCCTTGGACTGTTCTTGGCCCGCCTGGGCCTCCTTGTTCTGGGCCTCCTGGCCCTTCGTGTCCTCCTGGCCTTCCATTCCGTGTCTCCTTTTCAGTGTGAAGTAGTCAGAGGATTGAACATCAAGGGATCACATGACCCCGGTTTCTCCTACCAGATCTTCTGTCCCTGGGGACCCACCGGTCTGTTGGACCAATAGGTTCCGCTCCTGACAGGCTGGTTCATTCCCTTCCCCGTCATTTCAGAATGACGGACGGGCTGGTGTTTGGAACCCTTCATAGCCTGGTTTCTTCCCTTGGATGTAGAGAACTTACCGGCCAGGGGTCCAGAATTGGTAGGGAATTTCCCCGCCATTCCACGATCTCTTCCATTTCCTAACCTGGGCATTTTCAAGCCTCCTATTCTTCTTCTTCTTCAGGTTCAGCCTCTTCTTCCTCTTCTGTCTCTTCCTGGGGGGTCTCCGTCTCTTCCGTCATCTGGGCCTCTTGTTCCGCTACAGAAGCCACCTTCTCTTCAATTTGGGAGACTGTGTCCGCGCTGTCCAGGACGATCTTGTCCAGTTCCTTCCACATGTCCATCAGACCCGTCAAGAGGGAAAGAGACCCAAGAGACAGAGCCCGCATGTTAGGAATGGCTCCAGAGGAAGCCTTGGCCCGTTCAACATCCGTCAGAAGTAGTTCCCTGGCGTCAGCCAGTAGCTCTATGGCCTTCTGTGGGATGTTCTCCACGCCAAGCTTCTCCAAGGCTCCAAGCTTTGACTCCAGGCCCATGTCCATAAGCCTCTGAAGGATGTCAAGCTTTTCACCTTGGTCCTGTGGGAGGGGTGATGGGAATTCAACTGTGAACCGCGTGGCTTTGGCGGGATCTTCAATGTTTTGCGTGATGGGGATGTCAAGAAATCCCTCCGCTATCCGTATTATAGTCCCGGCCGTCTCCACAAGTCCACCCCCATATGTCAACTCTTTCCGCTTGGCCTTCTCAATAGATGGTAGAAATAGGGTCTTCAGGGCCGCCTCTGATGTGTTCGCCAGCCCTGGTATTTCTGAAAGGGCCGCCATGGGGGTGTTGGAGAATTCCCCCAAGGACAGCTTGATCATCTCCATGTATTGGTTAGCTATGGTCAGCTCCCCTTGTAGCTGTAGGTTCTCCACTCTGGCGTCCGCCGGGAGACACCACAGCCTGTAGGCCGCCTTTTCCAACTGACTGGCCCTAGCCCCGAAAATCAACGTGACAGGCTTGGCGTGATAGTCCATGATCTCCCTGACCGCCGTGGCCGCCGTGTTCAGGTCCATGTTCAATTCCTTGATGGGGTCAATGTCCGCAAACCCGAAGGCTGACGTGGCCAGGGGAAGATTGGGGATGTGGGCCACTCCTATCTCCCCCATCCTGTTGGGGTAGGGGGATCCTGGGATCTCCGCCCTGTTGATCCATTCTCTGATTTCCGTGGGCGTGATATAGAGGGAGTAGAGCGCCTTGTTCCTCTGGACAGCGTCAGGGTCCAGCGCAATGACCACGGGGTTAGCCGTGGAAATGGGATACTGGATCAGACAAGCTTCCATCCTGGTGTAGTCAGGGTTGTAGACAGGGTAGACGTAGGCCGAATTCAGAGACCTGACAGAGATGAACCATTCGTTTTTTGGTAGCTCCTGTCTCTGTCCTGTAGTAGGATCCAGAAGACTTGTGACCAGTGTGGTCTGGATGTAGGCGTCCCCTGACACAGAGCCCACCTGAAACAGATCATAGACCATCCTGGCGTAGTCATTCATGTCAAGGACAAGATTAACAACATCCGCCGCGTATTCATTCCCAGAAGGGGCCTTGATGATCGGAGGGGTGGCCGCCATCCAGTCTACGGACTTGTCAACCAAGGTTCTACAGTAGTTCAAGACCATCTTCTTTTTTCCGTCCTTGGTCATCTGTTGAAACTGTTCCCCACGATAGAACGCCCAGTTCTCCCGATACCTGAAAAGACGTTGGATAGCCGCGTTTCTCCAGTCCAGCTCCAAGAAGCCGTCATAGGGTTCAAAGACAGCTTCCCCCATAATGGCGGAAGTCAAGTAGGCGTCAGTCCTTCCCGCGAAGGTGGACCGCCTTATTCCTTGGACCAGACTGTTGACTGTAGACCTGACAGACATGTGGTTCTCCTATGCGAACAAGAAATTCTCCTGGTGAACTTCAACCATGGATCCCACGGGTGGAGTGTTGGCCGCCAGGTTTGCCAACATGGCGCTGTCACAGTAGTCATCTCTGGCTGACTTTTCATCTGGACAATGACATTTCATCAGGTCTCCTGTGTAGCTTTTCTGTAGATCTAACATTTGATGGACAAACCGCTTCCACCTTCTGTCCTTTTGGGTATCTGGACCCGCCGGGAACTTGAACCGGCCTGACACTATGTCCGTGTGGAAAATCTTGTAGCTTTCGCTTTTCTTTGGAGCCGTCAGGACAACACCTTCAACTTCAACCCTGTCCCCTATCTCCGTGATGAACCTATCCAGCAAAACAGCGCCCAGTCCTGTGGCGTCCACAGAGATCTTCTGAAGGTTTGGGATCCTCAAAAGATAGTCAACTATGGCTGAAAACTGGATTTCATAGTTATCCCC